TTGCTGGCGAGGGCGGCTCTAAGCCCCCGGCGCTCTCAGCTATCGACAAGGCCGCAGGCTCCGGCAACGGCGTCTCCGGTGGCGGTGTCCTGTTCCAAGGCGAAGCCCCGAACAAGCTGCAGTCTATCGGCGCAATGATGACTAACGTAGCTGCGTCATTAGCTACCATCAACAACCCGGCGCAAGCTAACGCGCTCCGGGCGCAGGCTAAAGGCATCGAAGATCAGGCCAACGGAAACTTCCAGTTCCAGATGGGCCCCAACGGCCAGCTGCTCCGCATCAACAAGCAGACCAATCAGGTTGACAGCATCAGCATCCCTGATGCCCAGAAGGACAGCTTCAAGCCCATCATGGGCAAGGATGACAACGGCAACCCGACGTTCCTTGGCCACTTCAACGAGCGCACGGGCGAGTACAAGCCGGTCGGCGGCAACGCTGCGGCCGATGCTACCCCCATTGGCGGCGATCCGAACCTCACGGGACAGGAGCGCTACGACAGCCTGACGACGCAAGAGAAGAAGCAGATGGACGCTTGGAAGGCCGGTACCGGCATCCAGCCGTCGCAGTACGCCATGCGTGACCCGAAGACGCGGAAGATGGTAGATGCCGCTAACGCTATCGGCATCGACATGACCAAGTACGGTGAGCGACAGGCCTTCTTCAAGGGTATGGCCTCCAAGTCCGCGACGAGTGCGGGCGGCCAGTTCATCTCGGCTCCGACCGTCATGGATCACTTGGACAACCTCGCCCACAGCTATCTCGACCTGGGTAACAGCGGCGGCGGCGGCTACTCCACGGGCGCATCTGTCGCGAACGCTTGGAAAGACTTTAGAGGCGGAACGCCCCGTGAGGCCCAACAGACCAAAGCAGACCGCGACAGCGACACGGCGTCGAAGGAAATCGTGTCGTTCCTAACCAGAGGACACGGTGGCGTCACCGAGCGCACGGAAACCCACGAAAAGCTCTACATGCCCCGGGCTGCCCCTGAAGTACAGGCGGCTGCGCTTGAGGCTTATCGCAAGCAGGTTGCTGACCGCTTCTACGAGCTAGCTGACGGCGCAAAGGGCACAGTGGGCGAAGACCACCCTGAGATTATGAAAGCCGTAGAGGCCTTCAAGGCGAAGGACGCAGCACTTCAGCAGAAAATCCTGCAGCTAAAGGGCGGTAAAGCCCCGACAGCCCCCGCAGCAACAGCAGCTCCTCCGATCCCCAGCGGTTGGAAAGTCTACTAACTAGGAAACACATGCCTACTTTTAAATTTGAAAGCCCGGAGGGCAAGACCTACTCGGTTGACGGCCCCGAAGGCGCAACAAAAGAGCAGGCATTCCAAATTCTACAACAGCAACTTGGTGGCGCGGCCCCCGCTGCGCCCCAAGAGGGCATCGTCTCCGACGTAGCCAAGAGCCTCGGCTCAGGCCTTGCACAAGGCACTGCGTCGGCTGTTGGCCTCCCCGGGGACTTGGCTACCCTCGCGCACGCAATCGCCCCACAGGCCGTTGTGGACAAAGTGAAGGGCATCCCCGGCGCGAAGTTCATCTATGACCACCTGCCCACCTCGCAGGCCATTCTTGATGACGCGTCTAAGAACGACAGGTCGCTGGTCGATCCGAACTACGCACCGCAGTCCGCCCCGGGCCGATACACGCAGGCCATAGCTAAAACGGCTGGCCCCGGTCTCGCGACCGGCATGGGCGTCCCGGCTGTGCTCGCTTCGGCGGTAGCTGGCCAAGGCGCATACGACCTCACCGGCAGTCACCTTGCGGAAGCAGGCGCGTCCTTAGCTGGCGGCATCGCTGCCCCGGCCATCATGGCTGCGCGTGCTCGACGGGCCATCCAGCCCCTGCTCAATGCCGATCAGGTGAAGGGCCTCAGCAACGCGGGCTACGCAGAACCTCTGATCCGAGATACCGCAATCGCCCCACAGGCCACACAGGCCCTCGCGGGTGACATGCAGACGGCGTTGAACGCCTCACGGAGCCGGTTCTCCCCGGCGCGGGCACCTGAGACCACTGCGGACATTGAACGCCTAGCGAACACGGCCCCAGCTAGCGGGGTGGGCCCTCATGCCCCTGTGTCCATTGAAGACCTACATAACTTCCGCAAGGACCTCCGCGAGACCGCGAAGCAAGTCGGTCCCAACTTCAAGCCCACTGAGGAAGCTGTGGCTGCCATTAAGGCCCAACGGGTGCTCAACCAGTACCTGGAGAACATCCCATCACGGGACGTAGTGCGCGGCAACCCGATTGATGCTGTAGACGCGCTTAATACGGCGGGCCGTAACTGGAAGGCGTATAGTGGTGCTGATCAGTTCGGCAACATTATCGAGAACGCCCAGCTAAGGGCTGGAGGCCAAGGCTCCGGTGCTAACTTTGGCAACCTGATGCGACAGGAGACTGAGAAGCTCCTGAAGAATGGCGGCGTCAAGGCGCGGCAGCTTGGCGCTGATGCGAATACTATGGACCTTCTCCGCACGCTCAATCAGGGCGACTTTGCCACCAACCTTATACGGCGGGCCAGCAACTACACTGGCGGCGGTGGAGGTATCGCGAACCACTTGGCTGCGGCCCTCTTCGGGCAAGCGGCGGGCCCTGCTGGCTATGTCCTCGGGGCTACTGTTGGCCCTGCACTTCGGGCGGTGTCGAACGCGCGTACCTTAGGTACAGCCAAGAAAGTGCAGGACGCGCTGCTACAGAACGCACCTATCAACGCACGCATCTCCGCAGCTAACCGCGCAGCTAAGGCGGCCAACACGGCAGACATGGAGCGAGCAATCGCCCGAGGCGGCCTCCCCGCTGCGGCCCTGATGCTATCGAAGCTCAATGGTAGATAAGCGACACAAATGGAACGGTAAAGGCAGGCAGTTCTCTAAAGACCTTTGGGACACGCCTGAACACCGTGAAAAAATGAAAGAGCGGGACGCTGCCCTCCGTAAGCTGCGCAAGGAAGACCCTTGGGCAACTACTGGCTGGGGCGTCCCGTTCGGCAAAGGTGGCAAGAAGAACGCCATCCCGCTCTGGCGGGCCGCGCATAACCTTGCTGACAAATATTTGGATTACATGAAAAAGACAGACCAAGCACCATCCGACATGGACGTGACCGTCGTTGATAGGCCCAACGTTATCCCGCACACCGCAATGGTGATACCGGAGAGCGACGAAGAGAAGGCCGTAGTTATGCTACGCGAAGCCTTCCTGTTAGCTATAGGCCCAACTGCAATCCCCGAGAAACTCAAAGCTATTAACACCGTGCTCGCCTACACCAAGACGAAGCCGGAAGCCGTATCGCGGCTTAAAGTGGAGAAGGCTGAGGACTTCCTCGACCTGATCGCTGAGGTCAGGACCGAAGATGACGCCTAAGCAACTTGAGACGCGCAAGCGCCTCCGTGACGACTTCGCTTACTATTGTCAGCACTGCGTCAAGATCAGAACCAAAGAAGGCACCATTGCGCCGCTGATCCTCAACCGCGTTCAAAGACGCTTCGTTGAGCGCATCACCGACCAACTGCTCCGCACCGGCAAGGTGCGCTTCGTGGTCGTCAAGGCCCGACAGCAGGGGCTCAGCACCGTTATCAGCGCGTGGCAATACTGGTGGACTAGCCAGCGCAAAGCGCAGAAGGGCCTCGTTATGGCCCACGTTGCCGAGAGCACCACGACGCTCTTCGAAATGTACCACCGCATTCACGCTAACGTCCCTGCGATTGTACAGCCCACCACGAAATACTCCTCGAAGACGGAGCTAGTGTTCTCGGGGTTGGACAGCGCTCTGCGTGTTGCTACGGCGGGCGGCAAAGGCGTTGCTCGCGGCGAAATGCTCAACGTTGTGCATCTGTCCGAGGTTGCCTTCTGGCCCGACACGTTCGCACAGAACAACTTCAACGGTCTCATTCAGGCCGTGCCCGACAAGCCAGGTACAGCTGCGTTCCTTGAGAGCACAGCTAACGGCATGACCGGTGTGTTCTACGAGCAGTACAAAGTCGCTAAGAGCGGCGAGAGCGGCTACGAGCTGTTCTTCAGCGCATGGGTAGAGAGCGAAGAGTACCGTGACGATGAAGTGCCCGCAATGTTCATGCGGACCCCGGATGAAGAAGAAGTCGTAGCTACAGCTAAGCGCCTCTACGACATCGACGTAGATAACTCGCAGCTCTGGTGGCGCAGGCGAAAGATTGCGACCAACGGCGCGGACCTGTTCAAACAGGAGTATCCGCTGACCCCCGAGGAAGCATTCATCTCGACCGGCCGCCCCATCTTCAACCCCGACTACATCGTTGAGCGGCTCAAGACCCCCAAGGCGCCAATCAAACAGATGGCCGTTGAGGAAGTCTATGACCACAAGACCGGAAAGCAACTACCGCTACGTAAACTGCGGGATCACCCCCGTGGTGAGCTGAAGGTCTACAAGGAGCGTGATGCCAAAGAAACCTACGTTATTGGTGCGGACGTTGGCATGGGGCTGCGAAGTGGTGTTAAGGGTCGCCCTTCTGACCCTTCTGTTGCTCAGGTTCTTGATAGCCAGCTACGGCAAGTAGCGGTGTGGCGCGGCACAGTACACCCCGACGTGTTTGCTGAGATATTGGTTGCACTTGGGTACTATTACAATGAAGCGCTAATAGTACCGGAACGCAACAATCACGGCCTCGTCACCTGTGTCGAGCTGAGGGACCAACACTACCCCAACCTGTATCTCGACATCACCGAGGGCTCCATCGAGCCCGACCGGGAGACGCTGAACATCGGCGTGTTCACGAGCGAGAAGACCAAGCCGCTGATGATCGACAAGCTACGGGCTTTCGACCGTAACCGCGAAATCGAAATCAACGACACCCAGACGCTCGAAGAGATGCTCACCTTTGTGGTGACCGAGAGCGGCAAGATGGAAGCCGAAGGCGGCGCACACGACGACTGTGTGATGAGCCTCGCTTTAGCTGCCTACGCCAGTGATGGCCGCTGGGAGCCCGTCACCGTCACCGACGATTTTTACACACAAGCTATTTAATTTATTTGAGGGCGCATGGCTAAAGGCCATTTGACTGACGACGAAATTCTAGCCCGCGTCCTGAGTAAATCGAGAGACGCTATTGGCTGGGCCCAGCAGAAGCGGAGTGTCGAACTAGAACGCGTTTCTCGCTATCTCAATGGAGAATGGCCCCGCCGCAACTCCGAAGGCTCTTCGAGCTTCGTATCACCGGACGTCTACGACAGCGTTCGTATGCAACAGGCGCAGCTTCTGGAAGTCTTCGCGGCTGGCGATCACATCGCTAAGTTCGATCCCGACAGCCAGATGAACGTGCAGGACTGCTTGGTTGCCACCGAGTACGCCTCCTACTGCATCTTCCGCAGGAACGACGGCTACCAAATCTTCTCGGACATAATCTACAACGGCCTCACGGCACGCGCAGGCGTAGCTAAGGTCTACTGGGAAGAGAAGTTCGAATACACCGAAGAGAAGTTCGAGGTATTGACGAGCTGACGGCTC